GGTATCAAGGGGGCTTGCGCCCCCCGGTGGGTTATTGTGAGTGGTAGTGTTTGAGTCGTGCCTGCTTTGCGAGGGCTTTAAGCACCTTCAACTTCTCGTTGATCCCCTCGTCGCTGTAGCTTCCCGGTTCCTTCTGGTTAGCTTCTATCTCCATGGTTATCCATGTAAGAAGTAGCTCGGTCTTGTACACAGGGTGTGCTCCTTTAAACATAGACTCTATTAGCTCTACTTCTTCTGGCAACATCTCCTGCCTTTCTATCATGTGCAAGTCTTCGATCATGTCGTACTGATGTGCTTCGTTCATTATCGTTCTCCTAGTTAATGGGGCCATCCGTGGCCCCGGTTGATTTAAAGGGAAAGTATTGCGTAGGTTGCGATGTACCACATTGCTGTTAAGCTAAAAGCTGCTAACACCATACCGCCCCAAAAAGTTATCTCCAGCCAAATCATTTGCCATTTATATTTCATCTGACGTTTCTTACTTCTTACTGATCTTCTTGTGTGCATTGATATACCCCTATGTTTGATTTGTTATCGACTTTGTTCTCCCTGTCGATGGTTATAACTTTACTAAATCGTTCGACTATTGTCAAGTTATTTCGACTTTAATTGAGTATATTGTAGTCTTTTGCATAGAATAAAGGGTATACCTTTTTATATAGGATGGGGTTTGCCTACCCCCCCACCGGGTGGGTACCCCCACTTGTGTGCGTTATGGTACCTACATGTATATGTAATATTATTCCACCCGAACAAATCCCAATTTCCACCCGAATACCCCCACCCCCTTTTTTATTAAACCTTGCATAACTACACCCCACCCCCCTAAAATACAAAACACCCCCTTAATGGTACCTACGGCATGGAACCCACAGAAATTCCTATAGAACTACCCAACAATTTCAACTATCCGGAGCTGCGTGAGATAGCAGAAACGGCTTGCCGCAATATGGAGTTGATGGAGAAGCACGATGTGGAGATAAACCTGATACCGTTTACCCCAGAACCCGCTGGGGCCGAGCCGGAGGCAAAAAATAAAGCCAAGCGTGCGGCTTCTACTACTGCATCTCTGCTTGAGGTGTACAACATATTGGAAGAGTATGGGGGATCGTTGAACGCCACCCCTGATGACATCAAGAATACGGTAATTAACAAACTTCTTCTGGAGACAGAGAACCCGGACGCACGGATTCGACTTCAAGCACTACAGTTTTTGGGTAAAATTAACGAAGTAGGGCTGTTTGCCGAGAAGAAAGAGGTGACTATCACCCACCAGAACGCTTCCGACATCAAGAATAAGCTGAAAGAACGCCTATTGGAGCTTAAACAGAACGCCGAAGGGGTCTATGAGGCAGAATCCAGCTAAAGAAACGGCAGTAGAGGAGGATTTTGAGTTCTCTGCGGAAGACATTGAGCTTCTGCTGGCTAATATCGACTCTTATACCCCTGAAGAGCAGGAAGAACTGCTTAAGACACTGGATGAGTACGAGCGTAAGCGGAAAGTAGAGGCTGCGCGGGACGACCTCATTGCGTTTTGCTGCGCTATGCAGCCGGATTACAAGGTAGGCAAGCACCACCGCATACTGGGCGACCTGTTGATGGAGATCGAGCAGGGCCGGGAGTATGAATATGACGGCAAACCAGCAGAAAACACTGGAAAAGACCGCATATGTGTGAATATGCCCCCAAGACACGGCAAATCGCAGCTTGTTTCTATCTATTTCCCCGCGTGGTTCTTGGGTAAAAACCCCGATAAGAAAGTGCTGATGGTATCTCACACTACAGACCTTGCGGTGGACTTTGGTAGGAAGGTGCGGAACCTGATTTCTACAGACCAGTACAAGGAAATCTTTCCTGACACACAACTTGCCATAGACAGTAAGTCGGCAGGGCGGTGGAACACGAGCAAAGGCGGAGAGTACTTCGCTTGTGGTGTGGGTTCGGCCCTTGCGGGGCGTGGTGCCCACCTGTTACTCGTGGATGACCCGCACAACGAACAGGACATCATCAATGGGAACCTCGACGTATTTGATAAGGCATATGAATGGTTCACGTTCGGTGCTCGTACGCGTCTGATGCCCGGTGGTCGGGTCGCTATCATACAGACTAGGTGGCATCTGGATGATCTGACAGGCCGCGTGACGCGGGATATGACCCAGAATGAACTGGCTGATAAATACGAGGTGGTAGAGTTTCCGGCGATACTAGAAACAGAAGACCCCGAAAAGCCCACTAACTTCATTGAAAAACCTCTCTGGCCTGAGTTCTTTAACCTCGATGCCTTATACCGTACCAAAGCTTCCATGCCGTTATTCCAGTGGAACGCTCAGTACCAACAGACCCCAACTGCTGAAGAGGCTGCGTTAGTTAAACGTGAGTGGTGGAACGAGTGGGAGGAGGAGCAGCCCCCCACTTGTGAGTATCTGATCATGTCTCTGGACGCCGCAGCGGAAAAGCACAATCGTGCTGACTACACAGCGCTGACCGTATGGGGGGTATTTTTCAATGATGAGGAAGATCGGTACGAGCTGATACTCCTGAACAGTATCAAACAGCGGATGGAGTTCCCAGAGCTTAAACAGCTCTCGTATGAGCAGTATTTAGAGTGGGAGCCGGACTCGTTTATTGTGGAGAAGAAGGGTAGCGGCACGCCGTTATATCAAGAACTTCGCAGAATGGGCTTGGTTGTGCAAGAATACACTCCGCACAGGGGTTCGGGCGATAAGATGGCGCGGCTTAACTCCGTTGCGGATATAATAAAGTCAGGGCTATGTTGGGTTCCACAGACGCGCTGGGCAGAAGAGGTTGTAGAGGAGATCGCGGGGTTCCCCTTCATGTCCAATGATGATTTGGTGGATTCCACTGTAATGGCGCTTATGCGCTTTAGACAAGGCGGGTTTATACGGCTCCCCACAGATGAGCCGGACGAAGTGCAATACTTCAAGCAACGTAGAGGCGGGTACTACTGATGGATATTGAGAAAGGTTTATACCAAACCCCAGAAGGTCTGGCGGTTGAAGAAGAAGCACAAATGGAAATCGATATTGTTAATCCTGAGATGGTGACAATGGACGATGGTAGCGTTGAGATTACTCTAGTACCTGAAGCAGGTATGGAAGAAGCGGCTGGTGCGCCGTTTGACGCTAACCTTGCAGAGTATTTAGAAGATGGACAGTTGACAGAGATCGCCTCAGAGCTTATAGATTATGTCGAGACCGACACATCTAGCCGTAAAGAGTGGGCCGATACCTTTGTTAAAGGGCTAGATGTGCTCGGTTTCAAATACGAAGAGCGTGTCGAGCCTTGGGAAGATGCCTGTGGTGTCTATTCCAATGTCCTAGCCGAAGCCGCTATCCGCTTCCAAGCTGAAGCGATGAGTGAAACTTTCCCCGCCGCTGGCCCTGTCAAGACCAAGGTACTTGGAGAGATAACCAAGGAGAAGGAAGACGCCGCCCTCCGAGTCAAGACGGACATGAACTACGAACTTACCGATGTCATGGTCGAATACCGTCCTGAACACGAAAGGTTACTCTACTCCCTTGGTCTTGCAGGGTCTGCGTTTAAGAAAGTCTACTTTGATCCCAACCTTGGCAGACAGGTTGCTATGTATATCCCTGCCGAGGACATGATTGTCCCCTATGGCGCGTCAAACATAGAGACAGCCGAGCGTGTTACTCACGTAATGCGTAAAACCAAGAACGATCTCGTTAAATTGCAGGTTGCAGGCTTCTATAGAGAAGTTGAACTAGGCGATCCTACCTCTTATCACACCGATATAGAGGAGAAAAAAGCAGAGGAAGGGGGGTACACCCTCAACGACGATGACCGTTATACGCTCTTAGAAGTCCATGCAGACCTCATATTAGACGATGTTGACCAAGAAGAAGGCCCACTTCAGGTAGCAAAACCCTACATTGTTACGATAGAGCAGGGCACCAGCACTGTTTTGTCTATCCGCCGTAACTGGAACCCTGATGATCCGTTGATGCTTAAGCGTCAACATTTTGTCCACTACTCTTATGTACCGGGTTTTGGCTTCTATGGTCTTGGTTTAATTCACATTATTGGTGGTTATGCTAGGGCTGGCACTTCTCTTATACGTCAACTAGTTGACGCGGGTACTTTGTCTAACCTACCGGGGGGCTTGAAGTCCCGTGGGCTGCGGGTTAAGGGCGATGACACCCCAATTGGCCCCGGCGAGTTTCGCGATGTAGACGTGCCTAGTGGCAGTATAAAAGACAATTTAATGACGCTCCCCTACAAGGAGCCGAGTCAGACACTTCTTGCATTACTCAAGCAGATTACTGAAGAAGGCCGACGTTTAGGCGCGATCAGTGATATGAACATTTCTGACATGAGCGCCAACGCGCCTGTCGGAACAACTCTTGCTCTGTTGGAGCGCACTCTCAAGCCAATGGCTGCGGTTCAAGCCCGTGTCCACTACTCGATGAAACAGGAGTTCAAACTTCTGCGAGGCATCATCGCTGAGTATGCGCCCGATGAGTATATGTACATGCCTGACCGTGGAGAACCCCGTGCCCGCCGCATGGACTACGACATGGTGGAAGTAATTCCTGTCAGTGACCCCAACAACAGTACGATGGCACAACGGGTTGTGCAGTATCAAACTGTGTTGCAGATGGCACAGGCTACCCCACAGATATACGACCTGCCCCAGCTACATCGGCAGATGATCGAGGTTCTGGGCATTAAGAACGCAGATAAACTTGTACCTACTAAAGATGATATTAAACCGTCTGACCCAGTTAGTGAAAATATGGCAGCGCTTATTGGCAAACCTGTCAAAGCGTTCATTTACCAAGACCATGACGCTCATATCGCTACGCACCAAGCGTTCTTACAAGACCCACAGATTGCGGCGTTTATAGGCCAAAGCCCCGCTGCACAGCAGGTGGTGGCCGCACTTCAGGCGCACATAGCAGAGCACATAGGCTTCAGCTACAGACAACAGATGGCCGCAAAGCTTGGTGTAGAGCTACCGGCACCTGAAGAAGAGATGCCAGAGGAAATGGAGAAACTTCTTTCTCAGACTATGGCACAAGCTGGGCAACAACTCACACAACAGAAACAACAAGCTGCTGCACAACAAGCGGCGCAGCAAAAAGCCCAAGACCCTGTATTCCAGATGCAGCAGCAAGAATTACAGCTTAAAGTCGCTGAACAACAACGTAAAGCTCAAAAAGACCAAACTGATGCTGCTTTAGATGCGGCGAGACTTAATTTAGATGCTGACAAAGCAAATAACACTGCTACTATTGAAGCTACACGTATAGCTGCACAAACAGAGCAAGCTAACGCAAAACAAGACTTGGATGAGGCCAAAGCCATATTAGACCTCGCCAAAGCGCAACAAACGCCTCCTAGGAGGTAAAAACAACCACAATCACAGGAGTTAGAACCCTATGAGAAATACAACGCGTGACCCTAAAAATGTAAACAATGGGCAAGAATACTCGATTAGAGATGTACATATTGCAGCATTAAGAGCTATGTACTGCCTTTGCCATGATGCCGCAGTAGAGGAGCCTAACGAAGCTATGAAGTCCTCTCAAGCAGCGCTAAACATAGCGAACGCGCTTGATATCCTAGATAATTTAGGGAGATAAATTTAATGGCAAAAACCGTCTTTGACGTACTTGATGACAAACTTGCTGAGTTACAGCAAAGCCAAGAAGAATTTCTTACCAGTGGGGGCGCAAAAGATTTCCCCTCATATAAGGAATCGTGTGGGGCAAT